GGCTCACCTTATGGCTTAATCTGCAGCACGCCGTTTTCATCGGCGGAAGCCATCACATCGCCAGTGGCCATAGAACCGTCCGGACGAAATGCGTAGGCATTGCCACCAGATACAGCAATGGTATTGGTCTTGATAGCGCCGGAACCATCAGTTAAGTACCACTTCCCACCTTCGTGAATCCAGCCCAGCTGCATATCCCCGTTAGGCTTGAGGAAATACCACTTCCCCCATCGCGCACCCAGCCCGTAGCCATATCACCATTGCCGTTGAAGTAATACCACTTATTGTTTATGGCTTGCCAGCCGGTTAGCATAGCTCCATCCGCGCCCAAGTAATACCAGTAGCCGTTGCGCTGCAACCAGCCCCGCCACATATAACCGTGCTCATCGAAGAAATACCACTTCCCCTCAATAGCTTGCCAACCGTCTGTGGTATAGCTCCCGTCAGCATTGCGGTACCACCAGCCAGTATCGTTTTTGAGCCACTCGCCACTCGAGTAATTGGGACGAACCACGCAGTTAACGCTGCTAAAAGAGCGTGTGCGGCGTGCTACTCGCCCGCCGTTTGACTGTGAGCCGCTTGTACCTGTAGAGGTATTCCCCTCGATGGTTTGCAGGTAGCTTCCACAGTTTTTCTCAATCAGTCCCACGTGGTCGCAAACGCCGTCGCCGCCCCAGTCGAACAGGACAATATCACCGGGGCGGGCGCTGTGCTTATCGACTAACATACCTGCCTGTTTAGCTCGGTTTTTGAGATACGGGCAATATGCTTCGGGCAAAAAGGGCTCAGGAATTCCGAGCTTGTCAAAAAGCCAGCTGATAAACATAGCGCAATACGGTACCCCATTGGTACCGTAGTAAGAATTACCGACCAGCTGCGCGTATCGCCTGCCGTATTTTGTGCCGGGATTAGGGTCAGCAAAACGGTTATATCCAATTTCAGCTGCAGCGGCGGCTAGCATCTCATTAACTCTGCTCATATACTACCTCCTCTACCTCTGCCACATCGTCCTCATCATGTGTATCCTGCGTGCTCATCAACTCGGCCAATTGCTCATCTGTAAGGTTGTCGGTCATGGCTACTCCTCAATCCTCTTGAGAGGACTTGTCCCCTCGGCGACCTCGGGAAGCCCAGCAATGCTAGTAAGGATTGAGGTCACAGCTGATACTCCGGCCACTGAAGCGATTTGTAACCAGTCAAGGTCGGTAAAGCCAACGGCGCCAGTACCAATAAGTGAAACTGCTACCTGCGCAAACGTCTTTAGTGCGCGAACAACTGCTGCAATAGCCCAGTGCTTAATATGCTCATTCATTTCTTCTCCTTTGCTTTAAGTTTCGCTAAAACATCTGTGTGCGCTCCGCACCTGTCTTCGATGTCACCCATACGGTTTTCAAGCGCGGTGACCCGTAGGTCAATCTTTGACAAATCAACCGTATGGGCGTTTAGTCGCTCGTTGATTTCGTCCACCTTATACTCGAGCTTTTCCACCATCTTTTTAAGCTGGTCAAGGCTTAGCGCCAACGCTTCAAAGCTCCTTGCGCTCTGGTCACGGTCTTGTAACATCACGCGCACGAATAAGATAAGCGTAGTAATCGGCACAATCAGGTTTAAAATTAGCTGTATCTCATTTACCATGAGCACCTCCTAAAACTTATAGCCATAGACAGCAATAAGACCAATGCTGTTAGCAAATGAATAATACAGGCCAGCATTAGAGGTATAAGCGAACCTATACTCGTGCGCCCACCAAGATGTATCGCTGCCAGTTATGCGAGCTGCGTTAATGGTTTTGCCGTCGCTTTGGATTAAGTAGCCTTTAGTTTTAAGGAACACATAATCGTTGGTCGGCTCGGTTGACCACGTAACAAATTTCATCAATGGACGAGGACTATAAAGGGTAATTGTATTTACGTCGCCGGCGCTGGCTTGGAAAACAACGTCGAGACGGCTGTAGTTGGTTACCACGTCAGAGAGAGTAATTTGTGAACTTCTCGTTTTTTCATACTCGCCTGTAAAGAGCACCTTAGGGGTAACCATGCCTAAGTAATTGTTTACCGGTGTAAACAGAGCTTCAGGCGTTGATACGGAAATTCCCTCAACCTTAATGCGCCACAGGCTAAACCATGCTGTTTTATCACCGTTGAGCAAGTCACCGCTTGGAACCCTTGGGTCAGTGGGATTAAGGGTCGATGGCGTACCTTGCAGCACCTCAAGGGAAATGCTCTCGTTGCCTAGAGAGTCAGTGGTCCAGCGCACACCAATAATATCGTTACGTTTAAATCCTTGAGAACCAGACTTGATAACAACCGACTCGGGAACCTCACAACGGAAGGCATGGCCATTGATAAAGCCTAAGCCTGTTCCAATGGTAGCTTTATTAGCAGTCTCCATCCTGCAGCGGAACATGTCGCCACGCGCCATAACACAGCTCGCACCTCCAACAAAAGAAGCGTAAATCTCCGCATCATCAGCAGAGGTAACGTGGTTTTTGCCGTTGCCGGCGGTAATAGCATTCATGCTTACTCCTTTCCAGCGAGGAACCTACGGTAGTCATAGGATTGGTCAAGTACAAAATCACGGTATTTATCTGCGCAATCGTTGCAAAGAATAGCGGTTACCTCGTTGTTGTTGGCATCAATGCGCCGTATTGTCTCCCACTTGTCCCCTGCCGGGTCATTGGGAAGAACGTTTTCCTGCTTTTTACACCTGTCGCAGGTGTATTGAGTAACTCCTTCAATTTTTGGCATAGCGAAATCCTTACGTATAATCGACCGTATCGGCTCGCCCATCAGCTTTTGGCGTAACGGAGCAAAGCCCACCTTGTATTTTTAATACCACGCCCGTTATATTTGCTTTTGCTTTTACACCGTAGGTAGTCGAGATAGCTGTAACCGAATCGCCGACTGACATACCCACCGCATCAGGTAATACAACCTTAGCTGTGTTTTTGTCTTCTTGTAATTTTTTCAGCTTCGACCTGCCAGCAGACACCAGCTCCGAGCCGGATTTAGAGCTGATATCGTAGACTTGTCCCACGTGGTCAATGCCAAACAGGCTCTGCGTTTGACTGATGTTGCCGTCCTCATCAGCATAGAAATGGACTACTTCGCGCTCTTTCAGCTCGCCTTTGCCAAGACATATCAGATGGTTAACCGGTCGGTTATTGCGTTTCGCGGAAAAAGCTACGTTTTCAGTGCCCAAAAGGTCGCCCCAGTCGGTAATTTCTTTTGAACACAGAACAACCCCACCATCAACAGCCTTAATCTCCAGTCGTTGGCCAACGGTGAGTAACATATCGCGAATAGCAGTATAAAGGTCGATGTACCGGTTGAATTTATACGACCTGATATACGGGCTTCCCGCTGGTAGGACGGTAAAAATATCTGATAGACTACTGCGCTCAATGAGCGTTTTGAGCAAGTTATTACAAGTCCCGGACAGCGTTAGATAATCCTGCCCCCTATCCGGAGATACAATATTGCCCTGTAAAATACCTTGCCAAGTTCTGCCGTGGTAATAGATGGCATCGCCCTTGACCGTACGCGATGGATTATCATCGTCAATAATCCCACCGTATTCGGTATTCGGTATCCAGATACGAGAGCCTAGAGGTAGCCTATCGTTTATGCCTTCGAGTCTAAAGTCGTTGCCAAGGCCAATTCCAAACTCTAAATCGAGATTGTAATCGTCTATTACTTTTTGCTTGTCTCCGTTTGGAGACGCGATTACAAGGTCCATGGCACCTCGCAATCCTCAAGGTAGGTTGTGAGGTCAAATCCAAATGAGCCGTTCCAATCCACTCGACTGGTTCCGGGCTTGAGCTTTTCAAACGCATACGTCCCGCACCCCTCACCTAAGCCAATCTCCAGCTCAGGCAGAGCATTCTTAGCATCGCCGTTTTCATTGATTACAAGTGCGGTCTTAGTGGCCCCGTCAATAACAAGATAACCACCAGCCGGAACATCTCCGCCGTACTTATATACGTTTCCCCCGATAGTAATCGATGGCGCAGATACGGCACCGAATACCGTTAGCTTAATAGACGAGGGCAAATAGCCATCCAGCTTAATTGTTTGGCTCGGAGCTTGCACCGAATACCCGTAAGGATATCCGTGAGGATAGCCTTTGCCGATACCGTTTCCAGCAAAGCCACCCGAGGGCGGGATGTGCACTGTTTTTTCTTTGCGCCAAATGCCATCAAGCAAACCGATAGTTAGTGTAAAAGCCACAGTCGATGGTCGCCATAGGTCGTTTGCAGACTCAACAACCAGAGCATGTTGAGACCATCCGCCCAGCGAGAGCTTACCTGGTTTGTTTACGGCCGTATCGTAGTCAAAGACTTTACGCATTTCATCGGCATAATCGAGGTCATTAACAACAACCTCGATACTAATTTCTTGCGCCTGACGCGCAAGTCCTGTATAGCCGCGAAAACCCAAATTGCGCGCCCACTTATGAGAGCGCAATACGTCGCCCTCGCCCAAGCGGATAGCCCGCACATCGTCAAACTTGATAACCGTGCCCGTCGAGCTGGTGTATATGAGGTCATCGGACGTACTCATTTACTAACCTCCTCATATCTCTATCGTCCAAGTGGTCGGTATTCTCGGAAATAATCTCGCCCAAGTTACCGTGGAGCATCCTGACTTCGTCTAGTAATGAGATTAAAAGTTTCGTGAGGTCTTCGTTGTTGCTCGCCGGCACAGAAGAGCTATATTTCGTCTGTGGCGCAGCTGCAAAAGCCAGCCCCTCGGCTGCCTTAACAATATCGCCCGTGCCCTCGCTCATGCCTTGCGCGAAATTCTGCGCCAAGTGCATACCGGAGCGGATACCTCCTCGCTCAGCTCCGCTCCACGGCCCCATGTCAGGTTGCGTGAAGTGCAGGAAGTTTTTAGCTGCGTTAGCGATATTTCTTGCTGCGTCGGCGACCCAGCCCCTAGCTGCGTTAATGCCCTCGGCGAAATTTTGGCCAAGATGTTTACCCCACTCGTGGGAGCTAACATTGCCCATATTGCTCGCGGCGTTTGCCAGAGCGCGAGCGCTCGAATGCGTAGCGCCGACACTGCTGCCAATTCCACGAGCAAAGCCAGCGCCCGCGGTTTGGCCAGTCGCTGAAAGTGAGCCACTTACTCCGCTTACGCTTCCCTGTGCTCCAGTCGCAAGTCTCGTAGCGCTCGAAATGACGCTGCTAACGCCAGCTGAAAGACCAGCACTAAGGCCACCAGAAGACGCCGAACCTGTGCCTTGCATCTGCGGCAAAAGCCCACTTAGGCCACCGACCAGCTGCGAGCCAAGAGATGAAATGGCGCTCATAGGCGAATCGGCGTTGCCACCAATACCCAAAGATAGACCAGCATCAATATCAGAGCCGATTTGCTCGAACTTCCTCGAGGGACTGTGTGAATCTAGAGAAGCTTTAGCCGCATCGATAACGTCCTGGCCGAGGAATTGAACTTGCGATTCTGATAGCTTTCCGTTTTTAATGCCTTCCGCAAGTCCAGAATCGATATCGTGACCGAGCTGTTCAGAAGCTGCCGTAACATCTCCGTTATTGAGCTTGAGCGCAATCATCGACAGGACAGAGTCCATCTCGCCAGATGGAGCGAACGAGCCGTCGCGGATACCATCAGCCACGCTCTTTGGCAACTGAATACCCGCATCGGTCATCTGCTTAACAACGTCTGACCAGTCGCCAGAAGCCGACGCCTTGAGAATAGCGGTAGCGCTCTCGACAGAAACCGTACCGTTAGAAAGACCATTGGCCAGGGCATTAGCTGCATTAAGTCCTGAATCTTCCATCTCAATGCCCATATCCTTAAGGGCTTGAATGATGGAATCGGTGGTGCCGTCCCACTTACCGACTAGGTCTGTTAACTGCTGGTCATTAAGAGATTTAAATGTATCGACTGACACGCCGGCATTGGCAAGGTCGTTACTAAAATCACCGAGATTTTTATTGGCCGAATTGCAGACCATAGAAAGCCAGTTGTTACTCGCCGCAAGAGCGGAAACACTCGTGGAAGCGCTATCTGCTACTGACGCGGTGGTCTCCATGTTTTTATTGGCAATATCAATAGACTTTCCTACTGACTCAAGATTCTGCCTTGCTTCATCTACGCCATACTGTTTCTCAAGACCGGCATTAAGATTTTTCCAGTTCTCCTCGGCCTGTTTTGCAGCTCCAGCTGTACCGCCGAGCTTTTTAGTAAGCTCAGCCACGTACTTATCATGACCACCTGTTTTCTCAAGAGCTTTATTAAAGCCCTCTTGAGCTTTCATGTACTTCTCAAGGTCATCCGCCTGTTGCTTATAGAGACCTTTAAGCTTCTCCTGCTGTGCGTCGATACGGATTTGCTCAAGTTTCTTTTTGATGTAGCCACCAAGACTCGCAGTTACATCCGTGATAGCTCCGTTTTCGTCCGCAAGCTTGCCGTTCGCCGCATCGATAACCTGTATCTGCGTGCCGCAGGTGTCATTAATGGTATCGACCGCCACTTTAAGCCTGTTTTGTGCGTCGATACTTAAGTCAGACTGATTAGCATAATGCCCAATGGTGGCGTAAGCATTGCGAATTTCTGCATCTTGCGCCGCAGTCTCGGTATTGATTTCTCGGATTTTATCTGCGAGCTGCGATTGAGCATCCGTAGCCTTCTCGACAGCAGACCGATACTCTTCACAAGATGGCTCAGCCGCACCAAATGCTCCGCTTTGGTCTCTGACCGAGTTAGTGCTGCCCTTTACTGCCTGCTCAAGTCCAGAAGTAGCATTTTTAAGCGCTTTTGCCTTGTCTTCTGCTTCTTTAAAATGCGTAACAATCGCCGTAACGGCTGCAACCAATGCCAGCGGAGCGATAGTCGCAAGCGCCGCTTTTGCAATATTTGCCGCGGCGGTGAGAGCCATCAGACCGCCAGCATGTAATTTGGTCATCGCAGTAGATGTCGCTGAATTAGTTGCTTCGGTTTGATAGCCCTCTGCAACTGCAACTGAACCATCTTTTGCAGCTTTGGCTTTTACAACCTCTTTTTCAAGGTTCGCTATACGCTCTGCACTCGCCTTGTTGCCTTTGCTCTGCTCGTATTCGAGCCTTTTAACTGCTCGATTGTATGTACCAGTATCTTTCGCAGCTTGTTTAACAGCCGAAACGTACTGGTCTACGCCACCAGCTGCCTTAACGGCGGGATTGGCATTAAGAGCATGATTGAGCTTTGTATTCGTAGAGTACGCTTCAAGCGCTGCGGCGTTGGTCGTGGTAAGAGCGTTTTCGTACGTTCCAAACGTCTGCGCGGTCTTGCCAAGAAACGACAGAAACGAACCGGTAGTTTTTATGAGCTTGCCGGTAATTGTAAGCACGGGACTAGCCGCGATTGCTACAGCGCCAAGACCAAGTACAAACTGCTGTGTACCTTTGTCAGCGCCAGAAAATGCGGTACTTGCTTCCTCGATTGTATCCAGTAAGGGCTGTGCTGCATCTATCGCATCAGTCAAGGCATTAACAAGCGGAGTACCAACATCCTCGGAGATAGCAGTGAGTTTGTTCTTAAGGATTTCGAGCTTCGACGCCATTGAGTCATTACGGTTCTCAACCTCTTTTTGCAGAGCAGTATTTTCATTCCAGCCCTGATTAGATATCTCCAATGCTTGCGTTACGAGGTCGGTGTTACCAGCGAGACGTTTTAATACATCAGACTGACGTACCGACGTAACGCCCATCTCGTCAAGAGCAAGCGTTAGGTTTTCCGCGCTACCTGCACCTTTGAGGATGGCAAGGAATGCTTCCGTGGAGTTTGCTTTCCACGATTGGGCAAATTTTTCGGAGGACATACCGGCAATTTCTGCGAACTTCTCCATTTTCTCGCTGCCGAGGGCGACCTCGCGGTCAATCGTCGCGATGGTTTGGCTAAAAGCCGTACCACCCTTCTCAACTTCGACGCCAAGAGAAGACATAGCACTCGACCAGCCCAGAATATCGGGCACGGTCATATTGGTTTGCTTGCCCGCCGCTGCGATGTTTTGCGCCATTCCAGAAATCTTAGATTCAGTCGTGGCCATATGGTTACCGAGATTTACAATCGCAGAGCCGTAGCGGGATACGTCGCTATGAGCCATCTTAGTGATGTTTGCAAATTGCGCCATCTCAGTGGCGGCCTGCTCAGCTCCCATATCTGTAGCGATAGATAAGCCACTCGTTACACGCGACATCTCGGTCAGCTCGTCAATGCTAAAGCCGAGCTGCGCTCCGAGCATTTGTATATCTAAGATTTGGTCGGCTGATACCGCATTAGTCTTTGAAAACTCAATAGCCGACTCTTTGAGCTGGTTATACTGTTCAGCTGTGCCATCAACTGTTTTCCTAACGCCGGTCAGCGCGGTATCAATTTTTACAGCAGAAGCACCAGTCGCAGCAGCAACCAAGCCAGCCGCGATTGACATACCCTGAAGTTTACTACCTGCGTCCTCGACCTTTTGGCCCATACTGTATATGCTGCCACCAGCAGATGCAAGTTTCGACCCAAGCTCAACAGCCTTTGAGCCAAGCCCGCCAGCGTTTACGGCTGCCCTTTTTGCAAACGCATCTATTCGTTTTTCTGCGCGGTCAAATGCAGCACCGTCAAAGTTGCCGGAGACTGCAATTTTAATTCCTGCTTTACCCATCGAAATAACTCCTGATTATGCCTTGTATACGGTTTTGGACCGCACCAACAATTTGAGGTTCTTCCTCGTCACGAGCCTTGACCAATGCACGCGGAGGTTCGCCGGACGGAACGCCCGCGGGTTTGCCCATGCGCACGCCCGAGCGGATAAGTGCTCCGGGATTTGCAAACTCGATTACGCCCGCGCCCGGGTCAGACGAGTAAATGTAAACTCCTTTATTGTTTGTACGTACGCCAAAACTTGCGGCGTAGTCTCCCGAGCCACCCAGTCCTTGAGCGAAACTCCTCGCCTTAGAAACAAGGGGCTGCACATCCTCGCGCAGCCCCTTTTTAAAGTCATTAGCGATTTTTTGGTCGATATTCTTCAAGGACGAAATGACTTCGGGCACGCCGTCAACTCGTATATATGCGTAAGTGCCCATACCTATCGCCTCAATCGTGCTAGTAACTTGCCTACACGCTCACCTCGCGTTTGTTCGCGCCGCTCTTCAAAGCTTTGTCTCGCCGGGTCTTTGACCGTATACAACTGTAAAAACTCCTCAAAAACAAGGGGGTATTCCTCCTCGAGCTTTACCAGCTCGTAAGGCGATACCCCGACGCACGCGACAGCTGTACTACTTTGCGGGCGTAGAGACTAAAGGGGCTTCGTCTTCGACAGGCTTAATCTCCACATCGTAGCTATCAGCAAGGTAGTTAATAGCATCCTCAAAAGGCATGCCAGCACAGCCTAGCTCTTCGAGCTTCCCGGACTGTTCCGCGAGGTAATACGCCCAAGAGTAATCGGATTTCATCGATTTGGAATCGGTCTCGGGAAGAGTTGCGGTATAGTCCTGTGCCTTCCACAGCGAGGAACGCCCACCGATAACAGAAACGGTTTTATCATCGCCGGAAAACGTGCATTCGACTTTAAACATAGCTTGCCACCTTATTTACGAGAGTGATTTTAATTGGAGAGCCGGACTTGGAAGCTACACCGATGTCGTCAGCAGAAAACTCGACCTCAGCGGCATTGCCATCAGGGGAAACCTGCGGGGTTTCGCAAGTCCAAGGTACATTAGTAAACTCGACCTCAAGAGTGCATTTCTCATCTTGAGAGTGCGTGAATGACCAAGCGGCAGAGCCATATACGATTTTTCCAGCTAGCTTAGTGCCGGTATTAGAGCCGGTCAAAACCCTACGGATAGGCGAGAAATCTTCGGGAACAGTGGTTACCTTTACGCTGGTCTTCAGCTTTGACTCTGAAATCTCAGAGGGCGAAACCTTACCAGCACCGCGAGTGCCTTCAAGGCTGTTTGAAAGCTCAAAGCTGCCTTTGGTGATAGTAATATCATCTACGGGAGTTTGGCTATCAGCAGAGAACTTAAAGGTTCCGTTAGTAGGAATGAAATACCCGTCGAAACAAGATGGCTCTACAGAGCCAGGGAATTGGCCGAATAGGTCAGCATCCAGACCAGCTGCAGTTAAACCAACCTTAAGAGGGTCGTTACCGTCAAACTCGAGGTTGAGCGTATCCATCTTGCAGCCTACAGCCTTTTGCACGGTCTGCTGCGTGGTATCGCCAATCTGCCCCCAGAATGTAAGGTATGGAATTGTGGAGCCAAGGGTAATTACATGCTTGTAATAGCCAGACTCCGCAGCAGGTGTTGTAACGCAATTGCCCAGAGTGGCCGTGGAATACAGACCGAAAGCATCTGCATACGACATCGTCTCGCAGTCAATCGCTACGTTTACCTCTTTGACATAAGACGAATTAGACGTATTGGCACGCAGGCCGCATGCGATACCTTTTTGCTCGACGCTGCGCTCAGGCTTAATGAGACTACCACCAGTAAGGCCGTGGCGGAATGTAGGCTCAGCTGCGGGAGTGGTCTTGTCAGTTTGCTTCGCAACACCTAACAAACCAATACTTGTGTTAATCATTCTTGCGCTCCTCCTCGGCTGCGAAATCCTTTACATATTCAATAATTTCTTTAGGGATGGTTTCACCCTTTTTAATCGTGTATGTACGGCCGTTGATAATGGCCACGATTGGTTTTTTAGCCTTCACTTACCAACCTCCTAAACTCCTCACTTGCCATGTCATAAACCGACATGCTTGTCTCAATTTCAATAGCTGCAACAAAGCGCCTTTCAGGCGTGAAGTCATAACCAGCATCGCTAATGCGCGGGATACAGCGGTCGACCTCTCTGCCGAGAGTCGCGTCAGCAGAGATACCAATCACAATCGCATCGGCCCAATAGGTCACCTGCTTTACCGCGTCGTTAAAATCTGTGGATGTACACAACAGGTACGTACGCAGAATAAACTCGGTGCGGTATTGGTGCGATGTTGCAGAGCCTTGCATCTGCACCTCATAAGGCATTGGGTTAATCCATGCCATGCGGGCGGGACGAGCTTGTCCTAGACCGATAGACAAAACAGGCGTTTTAATGCCGTTGTCGTAAAGCTTGAGTGCTTTATCAGACAAAACAAGCTCTAAGCGCTTGCGCAGAGCTTCGGCTGCTCGACTATATGGCGTTGTTGTCTTCATAAAACAATCACCCGATTACATCCGTATTGTTCGATTACCGCATCGACTTCGGGCAGACCGGTAGCGCCATCCTTGCCAGCAAGCGTAAAGCGAATAAACCCACCGTCTACCGCTTCTCCCGTCGCGCGCTCAGGCGTAGTAGATGGACGCAAATAATAACCGGTCAAGCTCATTACCGCGGCAGACACCCTAGCCGGTATCCAGTCCAACCCGTAGATGTACTCGATAACGAGGTGCCCAAGCGGTGCTTGCACAGTGCATTTTGAGAGCTGGTCAACGTGTGGCGTAAAAATTGAGCTCACGTCGTTGTGAGCCAGCCAGCAAAAATCGCCGCTGTAGGTTTCCGTTTTTCCGAGTCGATTAACAAATGAACGGTGGGCATTTTGCTCAAACACCTCAGTTGCTGCCTGACGCGCGCGGAAAAATTGCTCATCGGTCACGCCCTGAAAATCGTTTGTATCGTCTTGCGCCTTGAGGGCGTCAATCGAAAAGTAATGGCGCTCTACGACCTCGACAACGGCGCGACAAACAAAAGTACCGCCGTTAGTAAAGACAACCTCGCAAATATCGGGCACGTCAGTAAAGACGAACTCGTCCGTTGTCTGCTCGGTCTTTTCACCCTTGTAATTGGTGATTTCTACGCGGTCAAACTCCGCGCCGCAAGCAAGCTGAACTTGCTCATTGCGTGCGACGCGGATATGTTCGCCGTTATCGAGGTGTAAAGTCAGCATTACTTAGCCTTGCCCTTCTTAGGCTTATCTTTCTTAGGCTTTTCATCCGCAAGAAGACCGCGCAAAGCGGCTTCCTCATCGGACATTACCTCGCCTGCAAAAGCAACCAAAACGCCATCACGAATAACGCGCTTATCGCTGGTAAACATGGATTACTTCGTATCAAGGTCGGTCTTAGTGGCATAGCAGAAGGCGGAAGGCATATTGACTTGAAGAGCGTTATCAGTCTCAGCCAGAATGCACAGCTCATTTTTAATAAACTGGTCATTGACATAGCCAACCTCGACGGTCATACCATTACCAATACGGCGAGCGCGCGCGGAGTTAGCGTTGTAAACGAGGATACCGTCGCAGTCCACATCCTCAACAACCGACATGCCCCAGATGGTATCTGTGCCAAGAGTTTGGTACAGGCCCTCTTTGGTCTTATAGAGGTCGATTGCTTCTTTAATAAGAGGATTGATACACACGTGCGTGGGGACGCGACGAGAATCGCTCATTACCTTAGTGCGCATCATGCGGATGGCATCGTAGTAATTCTTGCCCATGTGCTCGGTAAAGGACAGGATACCAGCGGTATTGGTTACACCGATAATGCCGGTATTGTTGTTACCGTTGAGATATTTTGCGTTACGGGAAATTTGAACATCCAGAACGAGGTCATTGTTGATAATGGACATAAGCGAATCATAATCGCGCAAGCTATCCTTAGAGATTGGAGAGTAACCCGCAACAGTCTCCTTGTTAGCTACGGCCTGCTTAAAGTTATAAATAACCTTAGCCTTAACAGCAGAGGTGCCGTTGGTCACGCCTCCCCAAGTATCGGGCTTGCCGGTAGTGGCGATACGCTGCATGTAGTTAATAGAGCCGCTCGCAGGAACCTCGATAAGTGTATTGGCAAAGTTATTGAGCAAAGGCTCGCCGTTAGCGGGTAGCTCGTAATCAGTCTCAGTTGGAGTGCCAAGGTGGGTTACGGTTACATCGTTGCGGAAACCGACAGCAAGACCGGTAAATTCATCGCGTGCGCCAAGAACGCGCTCGCCCAAGGTTTGACGAGGTGCGGGAGCGACTTGTACGTTACGGGCTTCCTGCTCGTCATTCAGTACCTGCTCGAGCGTCAAATCAATTTGCTTAATTTGACCCTCAATAATACGTGCTTCGTCTAGCTTCTGATCAGTTACAGCCTTAGCCTGCTCGGCTTCAAGGCGCTTGCGCTCATTCCAGAGCTGCTTTGAATTAAAAATGCTCATGCTTACTCCTTAAATCGTGTATACACAGTTCCCGAGCAAAAGGACTTTCTCCTCAGTTGGTAGGTTATTTTCTAGGTGAGATTTCTCGTTTAGCTCGTCCGGTACGTTCTTAAACGTGCGCATTAAATCACGGTCAAGACATGCGGCATTACGCTGTTTTACCTCGATAACCTCATCGCAAAAGCCGCTTTCGAGTGCTTGCTCTGCCGGATACCAAGTCTCGGCTGCCATTGCCGCCTTGATAGCATCAAGCTCAGTACCAGTACGGGCGGCAAGAAGACGAGCGATTGTATCGTCCAGTCCTTCGAGCTGCTTAATCACATCAGCAAGCTCACGCGCATTACCAGACGCAAACGTCCAAGCGTTGTGAATCATAAATTGGGCAAATGAGGTCATGACAACCTTATCTGCCATGATGGCAACGTAAGAAGCTGCACTTGCGGCAACGCCATCAATGTATGCGGTGGTCTGACCCTCGTAGCGCTGAATTGCCGACGCAATGGCAAAACCCTCATAAACATCTCCACCGCACGAGTCAATACGAATATCTACAGGGCGACCATCTAGCTCATCGAGTGTTTTTGAAAAATTCTTAGCGGTATTAGACGAATCCTCGTCCCAGTAATCTTTTCCAATGGTGCCGTAGATATATACGGTCGCCTTCTCAACTTCATTCTTGACGTAAAACATCTACTCTCCTTCTTCTGGTTTATTGCTATCGGCATTGAAGACATTTACAGTTCCGTCCGGATTGACGGTGCCGTAATTCAGTGGGAGTAACGGGAGGTCAATACCAGCAATTGGCTTTAAGTCCTCAAGTTCGCGGACATCCTCGCGAGTATAGGTGCCGTTGAAAATCATCTGCTGGTAATAAGCGCCACGCGCAGCATCGTCTCCGCGCATTAGTCCTTGAAGCTTAAATTTGACCTGCGCGTCAAAGAGCATCATTGAATCAAGGACAGGCTTAAGAGCAAGCTCAATAGCTCGCACCTCGGGAACGATAGTGTCCGTTACGTAATCAATACGCATCTGCTGACCACCGTTGTAAGTCGCGACTTCACCGTCGTAAACCTTCCAGGGTGGTACGTTGCACGCGCGGCAGACCTGATGAAGTATCCACTTCTGCTGGTCGATAAGGCTTGCATCCTTCATAGTCTGCTGGTCGGGCACCCACTTAGCGCCGTATCCAAATATAGGTGGCTCACCTGATTTATCAATGCCAGCCTTACTGCGAAGATTGCTTTTAATCATTTCCAGCTCTTCGGCCTTAATTTTTTCATTTGGAACTTCAACGTGCCCCAAGTGGTGATTGCCATTGTTAAGCATCGAGCGATAAAAACGCTCAAGGTCAATTGACAGCCCGATTTGCTCAGCTGCAAGGCTTGCAAGAGACACGCCTTTTACAGCATCGCGAGTAATTGCGGTTGGGATATTGATAATTTCATCTGCAAAATACGTTCCGGCCGGTACGTATTTATCGCCAGAAGCGACCGAATAAACCGTGCGCTTGCCTTTTGGCCTGCTCTTATCAAAATCGTGCGACACAGCGACATTTACCGGATAGATTGCAACGGGTACACCGCCGCTCCACTCAATATACCAGTAAGCATTGCCTAGGGTATCTCGCCGAAGAACCGTCCACGCCATCAAAGAAGCTGCGGACATATCCTCGTTGACCATGCCATTAAGTAATTTCGCCAGCGGGTTATCATCTAGTTTTTCTCGACCTTTTGAGAGCACGACCGAGACGGGCAACGACGCCATAGAGCGAGCTTTGGTCTGCACGCATGCCGCAAAATCAACGGACATTAAAGAGCCGTAGTTTGCGGGAGTTGGCAAGATGAAACGCCGACCATCGTCAGCGATGGCCACAGGCTCATCGCGCTTGTAAAACATGTTGTAAAAAAGCCCCATATATCCTCCTTTACTCATACAGAGGATATTTGGGCTGTGAGATTAACCGACTAATACATACTCGTCTTGTCCGGCGACGAGCTTCTGGTATGCAAGCATCGCAATAGCAAGGGCGATAGCCGCGTCAATTTTTGATTTCTTCTTGTCCTTGCCAAAGCGTGAACCGAAAGGCTCACGGTCAAGCTCAACCGTATTAGACAGGTGCTCTTTGAGCTTCGGGCATTTGTTTATTTTCAGAGCTTTCCCCTTAACCGCCTGAATGACAAGGGAGGTGGCCTGACACATCGTCGGGTTATTTTGCGTAAAGCTAACTGTTTCTATGCCGTGGACTTTTTGGAGTTGAGAGTCCATGACGATTAAGCGGTTTGGGTCTATGCCGATAACCTCTGGTCGATACTCACTATCAAGCCAAGCTAACAGCTCAATAATCTGGTTGAGGTCATAGTGACCTAGCTCCTCATCCGGCTCATCAAACACCCATTCTTTCGTATAGCCCACAGTTTTACCTCGCGCGGTTTTACTCTCCTGATACGCCACGATTGCGAAAGAGTCACCAGCTGTAGCTCCGTCAATGCCGATGGAAAACGGTTTTGTGAGGTCGAAATTATTGCGTCCTCGATAGCAGGTATTAAGCTGGTTAACTGTAAAACAGCTGTACTCGTTTTTATCGCGCGGGAAGCGGTTAGCGGTATAGCGCTCGAATGACCGCTTGGAGGTAGCCGAACCTCTCTGGTCCTGAATCGACTCCCACGTAACCCATGACGCACACAGCAAAGGCTCCCATGATTTGCGCCTGTTGATGTCGGCGTTATCATCGAGACCGAGCCAGTACAGATACATGCTCGGGTCGTCATCTGCCTTCTCGAGGGTATCCCATAAAAAGCCTTCGCGAGAATCGCCGGCGGTAGTGATACCGATAGCCAGAGGATTATTAAGCACCTTCTGACCCTTTACGCCAGCGTCCCACACCTTTGAATCTTTATAGGTGTGTAGCTCGTCGAAAATTACAACATTAAGGTGCCAAGATTCCAAAGCATCTGCCTTGTTGGGAAATACCATGATTTTGGCGCCGGTTTCCTTGTGCGTAATAACGTCTTTGCCGATTTGCCACTGCTTCGACCACGTCTCGTTGAGCTTTATCATGGTTGCGATTTTCTCAAAGATATTGCGCACTTGGTCTTTTGAGGACGCAACTACCCCATACTGCCCGTTATGGATTACCTCCATGGTGGAGATAACCAGCACCAAGGCTGCGGCAAGCTCAGTTTTTCCAAAGCCCGATGGAAGGCCAATAACAGCTCGGCGATACTTGCGCTTAAAGCCGTCATCGGTCATCTTGCCACAAGCAAAAAGCGGCTTCCAGATGTTATCGCGCTGAAATTGCTCAAGAAGAAACGGCTTACCATAGTATGAATCGTTAGAAACATGGCAGCACATTGAGGACAAGCACCGCTCATAGCCGCGTGCGATAGTTAGCCCAGCACGTGAGTATTTGGTCTTAGTCCTCCTCAACTTCTATTTCCCCTTCTAATTCATACGCGGAATCAATTGAGCTAAACATCTTTGCGGTATCGGCTGCGGTCTTAACTGATGTAGCATCCATAAGCCCAATACGAGAGCGAGCCAATGGAGACAGCCCGAGGATGTCAGATAATGCGCGAATCTCTGAGGTTGCCTCTTTAAGGATTGTAAGAGCGGGGTTCTTCCTCACCAATGGAACCTCTCGCCCGTCCTCGGTCTTGTAAGGTTTAACCCCTATCTTGTCAAAGATATTTATATGCCCATCTTCGGAGTGAATAGCCTGCTCGGCTTGCTGCGCTACAGCGTGCCAGTAAGTTAATCGCCTAAGCATGAGTACGTCTTGAGCAGTAAAGTTATTCACAGGCGGAGCCAACCACGCCCATATCTCGGACTGTACAGGGTCGCGTGCAATATCGGGCGGCATAGTCACACCAGTTGCTTCTTCTTTAGCTAGACCGTAAGCATCATTAAGGCCGCGACGGATTGCATTTTGCTTTGGCTTTGCGCCTTTCATAGTCCCTCACCTCGCAAAGCATCCTCGAGTTTCTTGGCGACGCGGCGTAGCTTTAGACATAGAGGCGAGTAGGTCATCATAGATGCACGCGATAAATCAGAGGCGACAATATGCGCCTGTTGCACAGTAGACTGCACCTCGGCAGCAGTCATAATTGCGGTAGCCGCGGGCGGTTGTAATTCGCCGATATACGGCACACCTCTTTGTGACATGAGACGGCATTTATTAGAGCAGTATTTAGCTGTTTTGCGTTGAGCGGTAAATTCACGCCCGCAGACTTCGCAGTGTTTAATCATCTATGCTTCTTCGCCTCTACTAACATTTGAGCAGCAAATGACATACTCTTTAATTTTCTTGTGCCTTCTGTAGTTTGATAGATAGCTTTAAAACAGCCAGCTGTGCCACATTCACACATTTTGTCTGTTGGTTTGCACTCAATACCATTAGTTAAAGAAACAACGTTAAAACGGTTTCCTTCAAACCCGTTAACCCCCCCCCGCCCCACAACAAGCAGAACTATCTCCCATTGTTCGCAAACGGTTTTCAGCGCAGAAAAAAGCAAGATTATTTTTATGACAAACTTCACGTATTTTTATGTAATGCGTTTTCAAAAGATTTTCTGAATAGCAATAATCGCCGCCAACTTTAAGCAGACCCGATTTTTTCTTTTTGAATTTCATCCCTTCTATAGTTATGCCATAGGCTCCCGCCTCTGCAAACTTAGGAATGTTTGCAATAAACTCATCTTTTACGTCAGTAATATAAGGCTGCGCTCGAACAATAACTCTCTTGCAATTACCAGAGAGCTTTTTAACCATCTCTAAACGCTGCTCGAAAGAAGGCGCTCCCGGTTCCATCTTGTCATATGAAAAGCAAACCATAGAAACTTGAACAACCGCATTACACCTGCTAAGAATTGATATATACGGCTCTTCAGTAATTAACTTTCCTTTTGTAGAAATAATTACTGGATATTGAGTTTCTTCAAAAATCTTAAGTATTTCAAGTGATACGCCAAGTTTGCGTTCACATGGTTGGAATGGGTCTGAAATGCCGCCCCAATGTAGAGGTATAGGCCAATCGCACCAATTTGTATTTTTAGTCCTTTTGCCAGTTATAAAGTTACGTAATTGCTGGGCACAATTTTTCATAACAATTTTTTTCAAATCGACTTTTGTTTGAGCAAAACAATACTTGCATCCATGAGAACAACCGGAATACGTATCTATATGAATTGGATATTCGCACAAAGTAGCTTGAGATCCACAATCTATTCCCATGATTGCGCCTCCTTAATTATGTTAGAAACAATCTCGTCCTTACCAACTTCCTTGATATAAGAGTTGATCAGTTCTTTTACATCTGAGGGGAAAACAAGCGTGATTGAAAATGAATCTTTTTTTGAAACTAAAGAATTTTCAGCAAACTTATCATTCATAAGATTTTCGATAGCATTAAAAGAGCTTTCCTTATAGCAAAACTCCTCAAAGCCGAGAGCTTCCCAGTCCATATTGAGGTTATCCATATCAGCAACCAAGGTATCGTAATCAAAACCACTCGACATAGTGGTCTGATTGTGTACGTGTGTATATGCTCGGCGCTGTTCATCAGTAAGATGGTCGAGATAGATAACGGGGGCGGTTGTGATGCCAAGCTTTTTCAGAGCTAAAACGCGACCGTGACCCTCTACGATTTCAGGTTCTCCATCCTCGTTATGCCACACACCTATCGGGTCACAGTTTCCAAAGGTTGAGATACTTTCCGCTATCTCGTCTATTTGTTTTTGCGGATGTTCCTTGGCGTTATTCGCGTAAGGAACAAGTTCATCTACAGGCAGTTCTGTTACTTCAATTTTTGGCATTGGACGCATGTGTTCCCCTTTCTCGATTGCACCGAGAATAGGTCAGCCGTGAGATAGCGGCTCAAAAAATTAAAAAGTTAGCGGCTCATACCCCCCCCAACTTCCAATTTTGTAGCAATAGATTTTCTTGACGGGGACGCGGGGTATACACATCGCTTTTTCAATTTTTCGAGGGGTACCCCCATCCACCAACCAAACCAGCCATCCAACCACACCCACCTAACCAACCCTCAAAATGTATAAAAAAACGTACAGGGTCGTTCCTGACGACACCTGCACGCATAAAACACTAACTATTCGATTGTATCCTGTATAAAACTATCTATGCTTACGCCTTGCAGCATCTACTAAACCGTGGCAGCTCTTACATAACAGCATCAGGTTACTTGCCCCATTACCTCCACCATCACACAGAGCTTTAATGTGGTGCACCTCACCACCCATGCCCGAGGTCTGCCATCGCTTGCCATCCCACCACGCAACGACTCTCCCGCACTTCTCGCACTTACCACCTGCCATACTGATAACTTGCTGCCTTGATTGCCTGTACACCTTATCATTGTAGCTGGTACGCCAAGGCTCACGCTTGCCTCTGGTCTCGTCACCTGCTGTAGGCTTGCGCTTACGTGCTGGCTTACAGCTGCACCTCTTGCCTACCTCTACCACTCGCCCACAGTCAGGGCAGAATCTCTTACGAGTCATCGTGTAGCCTGTCTTTTAACTTATTCTCAACAACCTTGGCTATAGATTCTGATGCTTGCTTTAGCTCTAGCAGATTAAGCCCCTTAGCTTGTGCAGCATCAAGCATTGCAGTAATGCCTTCCTCGATGCGCTTCTCATTATAAATATCGTCCATACTCATACCTCCATGGTCAAACACTGGATAATACGCAACAAATTTATCGCTTAAGATGCGCTTAACAATATTTAATTCAAACATCTATATCACACATTATATCTAGCTGCTTAAATACGTCTTAGCCACGCATACCTTTTTCTCTTACGTCGTGCTCGTGCTGCTCCTCATAAGGCTCTGGTAGTGGCATCCATGCAGTGACAGAATGTTCAACTGGCATATTATTGGTAAAAATCCAACCACAATCGCAGCCGTAATATGCGGTATGGTCAGGAACACCTATAATCGTTACGGCGTGGTCAATGGCAACTGTAATTAATACTGGAGTATCATCATCAGGCAATCTCTCACTTACTGGTATCCATTCCATTTAGAGCCCCTGCCTAATTTCGTTCAGTGTGTCATCCCACCCAAATAGCGATGGTACGTCACGCTCTAGTACCATGTCATTTTCTGATGGCGTTTTTTTATACTCCCACCACTCGCTGCAGTCGTAGTTGTGACGCTCAAGCCAAGAGCCATCGCAAAATACAACTTTTAAGTCTGTTGCAACATCTACGATGCCAAAGCTTGGTTCATACTCCGTATCCGCCCGTTTCCAGAATAGCTCCGTTGGTATGATGTAATCATCACCACAAACAAACGCAATGTCATCAATGCCCTTGCCATACTTGGACATTATCTCTAGTGTCTCCTGCTTAAGATTTTCCATTATTTACTCCTCTACGACACGCGCACCGCAATGAGGACAATAGCTAACTCCTTGCGCTACGCCATCAAGCTGTATAGTTGATTCACCGTTATCATCCATACAATCAAGCGTGGAACCACATGACGAGCATTTAAATTGCCATGCGTGCGTTTTATCATCGCTGTACAGGTCTTCGCACGTAGGGTCTATGAGCTCAGCCAGACAAATAAGAACGTCATTAAATGAACTAGGCTTTTTATAATTTAGCTCTATCGCATCTATTAAGACTGTGGAGAAGAAACGCAAAAATAATATTTCATGCCTAGAAGCTTCTTGCCGTAACTTCTCTGCTACCTCTTTGCGCTGCTCATGGGTGTCCATTACATGCCCCTCCCGAACCAGTTATCAACAGCTTTTTTCGTCCTGCGCTGAGCACGCTCATATGTTGATGACGTTATATACCTGCTTGTCTTTTCTCCGTAACTGTTAGCGCGCTTCTTTGCTGGTATGTCTTGGGTGTGTTTGAGGTTTTTATTTTCCATTGCCGCTCTCATCTTTGCTGAGAGTATCGATGGCTTTTTGAAGCCTCTCGCGCAAGACTTGTATAGCTAACTGCTTATATTGCTCATCGAGCTCAATCGAAGCAAGACGGTAAAACGTCACTTTTTCTTGCTCGCATATGCAAAAATCCCAAGGACATTCTTTGTTAGATACGTACTCGATTACTCCATCGTCATTTTTTACAGACAGAATATAGTTGTATGTTTCTGTGGTGCGCTGTATCGGAGTGACAAAGTAATACCCATCAGCGCTTCGGTATGTCTTGGTAGCCCATTCATACAACTGTTCATCATCGAGGCTTAAAGCATCCTCAAGTACACTAATATCACCAAGACCATAATCAGGGCTTAAGTAGTAATAATTTTCTACTTCATACTCTACAGTCTCGACATCTCGTACCTCAAATACTGGAGCATTCTCTAAAGCTTTGTTGCGCTTAGCAATGCGCTCTTCTTCTGCTTCACGTACTTGCTTGCAATACGCTACGGCTGCATCGCGCTCGTCTTCTGCCTTGAATAGGCATTTGAGCAAGTATTCCTCTGCTGTTTTTGCGTTACGGATTCTCATTACCACAATCTCCCCTCTGGACATGTTTGTGAGCCTCGGACTGGCTCAATGTCATCTAAAACACCGTCACGGTTAAAGTCTGCAAGTAGCGTACATACTCCGAACTTCTCAACGCCTGAATCGTATGCCTCGACAAAGTACACGCATCTCTTGCAATGGTCGTGGTAGCGCTCATCTACCTCGGGTGGCTCGCCCGCATAACCAATGCCAAACACCTACACCAACTCCCTAATGACCAACTTTTTACCGGTGCGCGTGTCGAAAATGTGCCACTCGCCAAACAGGTAGAGCATCGGTGAATGTGCGCCATACTGCCACAGTAAATCACCACACCACCAGGCATTAAATGCGTCTTGGTCGTCCCACTGCCAGCGAGCACAAAGGTACGCTCCCCCGTGAAAACCGTTGTGGCATCCAGTCGTACCGCTGCCGCACAGGGCAAAAAGCGGGCTGCGCAGAATGTGCCCAGCAAGCTCAAACGTCTCACCTTGACCTCGTGGAATGACGTGATGGCAATTACTCGCTGCCCGCCCGCACACACAGCACGCCTCGTCAGTTATGTGGTAGCGTTTTGACTTGCCGATGTACTCGGCCCCTACGTGTGGCTTGCCGTAAATCTCTGCCTTTCCAAGGCTCAGCCCATGGAGTTTAGATTTATCTAGCATTAAGTCTCCTATCATCGCCCGTAACCTCGATAAGCTCACAGGCACCAGCTATACGGGATGCTAACCTCTGCCCGCTCACACCACCCCACAGGTTACGTAGCTCACCCAGTCGATAGTTACTCGTGAAAATCGTTACTTTACCTGCGCAAACGCGGTAGTCTATGAGCGTGGTTAGTGTCTCCATTGACCAGTCGGTTATCTTCTCGACTCCAAGGTCATCAAGTGCAAGCACCTGGTAGCCCTTAGCTCGCTCAAGTGTGCCGTGGTTTTCGTCGAAATCAGCACGCACATCAGCTAAAAACTGCGAAACGGTGACCAGCTTAGAGTTGCCCAGAGCGTCCTTGACTGCTCCAGCTGCGGCGTAAGTCTTGCCAGTCCCACAGCTACCGAACAAAAACGCACCCTTACCATCCTTGACCAGCGCAGATACGCGTTTACCGAGCTTTGAGCTTGCTTCGGCGTAGCATCCATAAAGACCAGCTTTCTGTAGCCTTGACCTGCGGATACTCTCCATAATTTCGCGCTCATCACAAGAGGGAATACTCATCGATAACCTCCTTCTGTGGTTGGAAATTACGGCGCGACGCATACGGAGAAGCACGCTTACACCAGTTGCGAACTGCGGCTTTCCAGTCTTTCATCGGCGATTTTCCGACAACCCATCCCTTTGAAGCGTAATGGTCACAAAATAACTCGGGGTCAATGACGAGACCTTTTTCGTCTGCATAGGCTTTGACCTCTTCGGGCGTGGGCGGTACAAAACGCTTGCGCTTTGGCTTTCCCTCACCATCTGTACTGTACTGCTCTGTACTGTTATGTAATGTATTGTTATGTAATGTAATGGCTTCGACACCATCCGAACCCCCCTTTACATCATCGCTAAGGGGGGTTTCTGCATCACTAAAGGGGGGTTTATCGCACCCTGAACCACCCTTTACATCATCTCTAGAGGATGGCTTTTTGTTGCCACGACCGCCGTTTTTACCCGCTGCACGCGCCGCCTTTGAATAATCGATATCGTCTTTGAGTGACTCGAAAATCAAATTACAAGGAAATTCAAGCTCCGGGACAATCCCATAGGTGCCGTACTGCAAAATAGCACTAACAACTTTTCGGTATAGCTCATCCGGTAGCTGCTCGATTATGCGAGTAAATTTTGGATTCCAGGTAAACTTATCTTCCATGATTTACCTACATCAGCTTTGCTTGCTCTTCGGAATACTCAAGAGGTAGTGGCATGTACTCGGGGAACATCTCCACGCAAATATCCTGCCCAACGAGTGGCTGCACTGACAAGACATCCTTGATATTGCGAATCTCTACTGTGAGCTGCGCCTTATCAGAATCGAGTGTAATTTTCTTTATCACCGCGGTGGTTGACGCAATACCGTAATTATCCTCTCGGTGCTTTTTCAGCCATGCAAGTTCGTTGCTCTGACGAATGGCATACTCGAACAGCTGTTCCCATTCTTTATAGTAAAGCCCGTGCTCTTCGAGGAATTCATCGAGATTCTGTACATGAGTAAGCTCCAGCTTGATAGCTTCCTTTAATTCATAAATCTTCTGGTCATCCATGATTGCTCCTTAAAATGGGATGTCTTCATCTTCGACTGTGCTCTGTTGCTGGTAATTTGGTTCTTGAGAACTTGTCTGTTTGTTAGTAACGAAATCTATGTCATCGCAAATAATGCGCAGCTTATGACGGTTGCCACCGTCCTTCGCCTGCCAGACCTGCTCATCCAGCCGACCGGATACAGTCACATGAGAGCCTTTTGTGATGTACTTACTCACACTCTCGGCGCGGGAGCCAAACAGCACTACATCAATCCAGTTAGGCTTGTCTTCCCATTGAGCGCCGCGCTTCACGCGCGCATTGACGCACACTGAAAAGCTCAGAACGTATGAGCCGCTCTGCGTGGCCTTAAGCTCGGGTGTATGTCCGATATTGCCGGATACTACTACACTGTTAATGCTCATTGCCCTGCCCCTTCACCATCAGCGATAATTGCTTGCCGGTCTCGAGTAGCTGCTCCTCGTTGAGATCTGCTAATCCTGTACCGAACATCGAATAAACCATCTCATCAAGTAACTCGGGATTTGCTAGCTGCCCTTGCAGCTCTGCGATACGGTCAAGTAGCTTCTCGCGCTTGCTTTGCACAGGAACAGGTTTTTGCGGAGCGGGCTGTTTTGCCGGTTGGTTGGTTACCTGCTCTGCATCATCATCAGGCTCACCCGTGATACCCCAGTCGGTCTGTGCTTGCTGACGTTTCGTATACGTCAGATACGCTCCAAAATGCTGTGCGTTTGCCACGTATTGCACAGGAAAATCGCTAAGGTGCAGCTTGCTGCCCTCCTCGTTAACGACATAAGACGAGAGAGTCGCGATGGCTATGTTGTCTGGCAAAAAGCTAAATTGCTGCCTGTATGCAAGCCCTTCAGATTTGCAAGCGTCGCGGATAACTCTCAAAGTCTCCTTGAGGGTGGCGTAACCATTCCGAAAGTGAGGGTTTTTACCGTCCAAATCGGGATTCTTGCACGCAATCCATGCACGGGTAAACTGCGCTTCAATCGTTGATAATTTGCTGGTCTTGGTATCAGTCTTAACGGTTGCCATTGAGTCTCCTATATACATCCTCTAAGGTGCCTTTTTGCGCGATGGCCATAAGGTCGCAAACGCGGAATGCGTCGATAATCTCATCAACCATCGCTTCAGTCGCAGAAGGAATAATAACGACATACGAGCTGCGCTCCTCTACCTCTGGTTGAGGGTTATGCGTGACCTTCGGCATATCAATAGGCTTAGCTTCTACTTGCGGTTGAAGCTCTGGTAATGGCTCTTCTACCTGCGGTTGAGGTTTCTCAACTAGAGCCCTTTTTTCTTCTTCCAAACGAGCTTTGCGCTCTGCTTCAAGTTTCGCCACACGCAGACGCTCTGACGATTTGCGTAAGACTTCGCCCAAATCAAGGCTTTGAAAGTAATCGGCTTTCATCGCTTGACGCTCAGCTTCATCTACCGGTTGAGCTTCAATGGTCTGCTCATCCTCGGCTATCTGGTCTACATGCTTGTAAAGTGCCTGCTTGATGGTCTCTGAATTGGTGGTGAGGTTTTCCCACTTCTCTTCACGCGCATACTTCGCCTGTAGTTTGCTAAACGGGATAAGCTCAACCAGAGCGGGTGCATAATCCATATACGCCGCTTCTACATCTTGCAGCTTAGATTCAGTAATCAGCGCTTCGTACTGGTCGATATAACGTTTATAGTCAATATCAATAGTGGTCAGAGGTAGCAGAGCTTTACGTTTGCCCGCTTCAACTGCGGAAATGAAATCCTTAAACGCTTTAAGCTTAGAAGCCGCTTCGTCAGTAATAGCTTTAATCTCTTTACGGGCTTGCGTACGCGCAAGCTTCGACTCCTTGTAATCGGCATGACTGGTAATCTCGTGCGGCGAGTAATCGTCCACGATGGCATCAACGCGCTCTTGTATGCTCGCCAGCCACTTATCAGCTTCTGATAACTTCTCGAGGTCGTTGTCGATAACCTCTGCTTTTACATTCTCCATGTTTATTCTCCTAAGTAAAATATGCGCAGCTCAACGGTGGTGTGGTCTTCACCTGACAAAGGCTTAAATGTGACAACCAAATTAGTAATTTGCCTATCGTCTTTGTAGGCAATGCCGTTTAAGGCATCGCAGAAAAGCTTTGCCACGTTATCCGCATCAGGCATTTTGAGATCGGGAGTGCCAATTACGCGTTTTGGCGCACTTTTGGGCTTGTGACGCTGTATTAAAATCTGTATCCACACTTCACCCTTGTATGCTCCTCGGTATGGCGCTTGACTGATGTACGTTTCACGGATGTATTTTTCAGCTGCAAGTGTGGCTTTTGGCGTGTACGTATGGCCACCTGCAAATCGAGGACGCTGTTTCGTGGGCAAGCGATCGAAAGTAAATAAAGCGCGGTACTGTTGGCAACCAGTATCATCAGCAAATATGCTCATAAAGCCGCCTCCGTAAAACCATCCACCTTAGATTTAGCTAGGCGAAAGCGCAGTTTGTAATCCTGCTCCAGAGCAATACGCGCAAGTGCCGATGCTAACGAATTGGCAATACTCACGTGGTAGCGGTGGCGCAGTGCCTGTAGCAGGTAATTTGGACTTGCGGGCGCATGTATGCTCTCCAAACGCGCTAACTGCATGTAGTAACCCCACTCGTCGGGGTGGCCAGCCACCCACTCACGAGCACGTAGCATGAGCTGTTCGCCATCTGTGCCCAGCCCGGGAAGCTCTAATTGCTGTGATGGCTTATCTCCATAGCGCTGCATCTAAATCCCCGCCATTTGCTGCATAACGGGTACAAGGCAAAGAAAAACAAAAGCGTAAATAAGTACAAATGAAAATGCAGCTCCAGCAAAAAATCCCAGTTTAAAATCGTCCTGTTTGTAAAGTGGTAAACTGTACTTACCTTTTGGGTATTGAGCGCTCCTACTGTGGTGGTTCCGGGCGCTCTTTTTTGTGTACGTCATTATAAAATTTCTCCTATTCTCAAACTCTTCTCAAAACTTTTATTTCTTCACGAAATCTACTCTTTTGTGAGTAAACCGCCTGCCGAGCTTTGTTTTCCTCCCTTTCTCTAGCTAGCTCGTCCTGTAACTCGCGCATCTCCTCGGTTATCTCCTTGCGTCTCTGTTCCTTGGTGCAGCAAACACACCAGCCAGTTTTGGTGCTCAGAGGCTTAAAGGTGCGTCGCCCACATTTCGGGCAAAACCAGCGAGGACGCAGTGACACGCCTAAACGACTAGCCTGTATCTCTACTGAGTGCTTTGAGCGTCCCAGCGCATCAGAGATAACCTCTGCTCCGTCGTTTGCGTGTTTGGTGAGATAGCGCAGCTCGGCGGTTGTCCATTTCATGAGGTGGGTTTGCCTGCCTTGAGCCACTCAAGATATTTCTTGATGAGCACATCTACCATGTGCTCGCGCATGGCTTCCTCGGTGGTCATTGCAATACCGCCGTGCCGAGAGAACGCTCCTCGCACATATCGAGCAAATAGCTTGCATTGCACAGGTAAAAACGGCATGCACGAATAATAAAATCGCCTGGCATGCTTGCAGGCTCATTTTCGTATTTCGCAAGTGTCTTAGGCGAAACTGCGAGCTTTGAAGCTGCCTCTGCCTGCTTTAACCCTAGGCGTGTACGTTCAGATGCTAAGTTTTTCAT